ATGGGACAGATTGTTACTTGGTCTATTGTTGATGAAACAATGCATGCTGAATCAATGATCAAACTGTTCAAAGAATACATCAAAGAAAATCCAGAGATCTGGGGTGATGATCTAAAAGGTAAGATTTATACAATCGCTGAAAAGATGGTTCAGTTGGAAGATAAGTTTATTGATTTATCTTTTAATGGAACACACATGCGTGATTTAGAGCCAGAAGATGTTAAACAATACATTCGTTATATCGCAGATCGTCGTTTGATTTCTCTCGGCATGAAAGGTATCTTTAAAGTTAAAAAGAATCCACTGCCATGGGTAGAAGAAATGATTAATGCTCCAGTGCATGGTAACTTCTTTGAGAATCGTGTCACTGATTATGCAAAGGGTGCTTTGTCTGGTACATGGGAAGATGTTTGGGCTAAAACAGCATAATGGCACATATAATTGCGAACCTTCCACCTGTGAAGTGTTTCGTTCGCAGAGAGTTTCTCTATGACTTTGAGAAAGGTCATGGAGAACTTGAACCTTGTTGGTGGATAAGTATTAAGTCTTTAAGAGGGCAAGCATTTCGTATTGAGTCATATCTTAATGAATATGGTGCTCTCTATGATAAACTACCACTACACGCATATTGCTGGAAACCAATTGATGGTGAACCATTACCATTAGATTATCTTCAGTTATGGGATTGTTTATCATATGATATAACTGTGCTAAAGAAAGCACAGCTACAATCAATGAGATGTAAGTTTAAGTTAAAGAATGGGGATTGGATGTATGGTGTTTATCTTTTTACAGTTGATTCTGCTCATCCTGACTTTAACATTCTTGATACAGGGTTTTCTGAAGATGTCGAGGAGCACAAGTCTTATAATTTCATTCAGTGTGATAATGGGCAGTTTGCTGCTCAGCCAAATAATCGTTTAATTATATTAGAGCCAAGTAGTAATCCAAAAGAACTTAAGAAACCAGATTTTAGAGTAGCAACAAAACGCTGGTCTGTAGAAACAGACTCCAAGTGGGCATTGGGAGATACCAATACCATAATGTACGAAAGGCAAGATGGCTGAGTTAATTTATCTGTTGGTGATGACACACATCACCATTGTTTGTGTTACATTGTTTTTACATAGAGGACAAACACATAGGGGTTTAGAGTTTAATTCTGGACTATCTCATTTCATGAGATTTTGGTTGTGGCTAACTACTGGCATGGTAACGAAACAATGGGTTGCCATACATCGTAAACATCATCAGAACTCTGATAAAGAAGGTGATCCTCATAGCCCACACAATGAAGGTATCTGGTTTGTTTTATTTGCTGGAGTTTCTTGCTATGTTCAATCTGCAAAAGATAAAGAAATGATTCAGAAGTATGGTGTTGGTACTCCAGATGATTGGATTGAGAAACATGTTTATTCCAGATTCCCATATGCTGGAATAGTACTTATGTTAGCAATTAGTTTAATGCTGTTTGGTTGGTGGGGAATTTGGTTCTGGGCAGTTCAAATGGTATGGATTCCATTTTGGGCAGCAGGTGTTGTGAATGGTGCTGGACATTACTATGGATACAGAAATTATGATAGTAAAGATAAATCAACTAATATAGTTCCATGGGGAATTATTATTGGTGGTGAAGAACTACATAACAATCATCACGGAGATCCAGCAAATCCAAAACTAAGTAGAAAGCCACTAGAGTTTGATATGGGTTGGATGTGGTTTAAGATTTTTAACAAATTAGGTTTAGCAAAGGAAAGACAATAATGGCTTACTCAGACAAGGTTATAGATCATTATGAGAATCCTAGAAATGTAGGAAGTTTTGATAAGAGTGATAAAAATATTGGTACAGGAATGGTCGGTGCACCAGCGTGTGGTGATGTAATGAAATTACAGATAAGGGTAAATGAAGATGGGATTATCGAAGATGCAAAGTTCAAAACTTATGGGTGCGGTTCGGCAATTGCTTCTTCCTCTCTCGTTACAGAATGGGTCAAGGGTAAAACGCTTGAGCAAGCTGGACAGATTAAGAACTCTGAGATCGCAGAAGAACTCGCACTTCCGCCAGTTAAAATCCATTGCTCGATTCTTGCAGAGGATGCGATAAGAGCAGCAATAAAAGATTACAATCTGAAATGTGAGTGCGTATGATTACCGTAACAGAAGCAGCAAAAACACAACTTAACGAAATTCTTTTGGATGAACCAACTGCCAAATTTGTAAGAGCATTTATCTCTGGTGGTGGGTGTTCTGGTTTCAATTATGGATTTACTCTCGAAGAAGGTAAAGAAGAAGATGACTTTGTTATTGATAATCTTATAGTTGATTCGATGAGTATGCAGTATTTCGATAATGCCACGATTGACTTTACCAGTGATAAACTAAAGGGTTCACAATTTGTAATAAGTAATCCAAATGCAAAAACCACATGCGGGTGTGGTAGTTCATTTTCAGTATAGGACAATAGATGACAACTAAATACTTTGAGTGTAATGAATGTGGAGCGAGAGGAAAGATCGTCCTCAAGGGAGATGACCACAGCACAGAAGATTTGGTATATTGTCCAGTCTGCTCTGCTGACATCTATGAAGAGGAGGATCTTGACGATGAAGAATGACTTGGTATTATCAAAACAATCCCGTAGAGGAATTGCCTGAAGATTGTGTTGGCTTTGTTTATTTAATTACGAACAAAGCCACCAGTCGTATGTATGTGGGTAAGAAATTAGCAAAATTCTCTAAAACTACATACAAAACAATCAAACAAAAAAACGGAACAAAGAAGAAGAAAAAGATCCGTAGTAAAATAGACTCTGATTGGTTAGAGTACTATGGTTCAAGTATAGAACTAAATAAAGATGTAGAGTTACTGGGAAGGGATAACTTCACCAGAGAAATTTTATTTTTCTGTAAATCAAAAGCAGAATGTTCATACATAGAAGCACGAGAACAGTTTGCACGAAAGGTATTAGAATCTGATGACTTTTATAACGGACAAATATCTGTAAGAGTTCACGGATCTCATATTAAAAACAAACTATGACATACTTACTATTCACAGTTGCATTAGGACTTTCAGCAGTTGCTGCATATTATGCAGTTGCTGGTCTGATTGCCATCTTTGCTGCAGCTGTGATTCCTATTGCAATTATGGGTTCGTTGCTTGAAGCATCGAAACTCGTAGTGGCATCGTGGCTTTATAAAAATTGGAAAGAAATTCCAATTCTCTTAAAGTCATATTTTACCGTAGCCCTAGTTGTGTTGATGTTACTAACTTCAATGGGCATTTTCGGATTCTTATCAAAAGCACATTTAGACCAAGCAATTCCTACAGGAGATGTTCAATCTAAATTAGCATTGATTGATGAGAAAATCAAAACAGAAAAGGAGAACATTAATGCAAGCCGTAAAGAACTTTCTCAACTCGATGCTCAATTGGATCAAACTATCTCCCGCACCACAGATCAAGGTGGAACAGAGCGAGCCATCCAAATCAGAAGAAACCAACAAAAAGATAGAAACAGAATCCTCAACGAAATCGGTAGTGCCCAAACCAAGATCGCCAAACTCAACGAAGAGCGTGCCCCGATCGCCAGCGAAGTCCGTAAAGTCGAAGCAGAAGTAGGACCAATTAAATACATTGCTCAAGTAATCTATGGTGACGCTGATACTGATCTTTTAGAAAAGGCAGTTAGGTTTGTCACCATATTAATTGTTCTTGTATTTGATCCACTTGCTGTTTTAATGTTAGTTGCTGCAAACTGGCAAATGAGAAAAGATAAAGAAACTATTGAGCCAGAACCTACCAAAGAAAAGGTATGGGATACGTTCTTCAAAAAAGAACCTGTTACTGAATTTCCAGAAAAAGAACCTGAGATTAAACACATTGTTATAGAAGACAATATACAATTTAAAGATACAATTAATCCAAAAGAACAAGATTCAGAGTTACCAGAGATAGAAGTAGATGAACATAACAAAGACTGGGAACCAGAACTTTTTGATAGAAAACAGGTTAAAAAGATAGAATATGATTCTGCAGGGAGAAGAATTACTCCTATTACAGAAGAAGAGTTAAACCCTCCAACTAAAACACAATCTTTCTTGAATAAAGTACAAGAAGTGTTTTCATCCCCTAGTGTAAAAACTATCGAAAAAGAAGTAGAAGAGTTACAAAAGAAATAACCCTTAGTTCCTAAATAACATTAGAGTGAACGTAATAACTTGTTATTTTCCGTATAACTAAAAAAGGTTTAAAAATGACCAAAAAGATCGCTACAGCGGTGCTTTTTGTCATGACTTTGTCTTCTGCGATGGCTGATCCCATCGTGACTGATTCGACTAGTAGAAGTACAACTGATTCTACTTCAAATAGCACTACAACAGTAAAATCCCCTCCACCAACAGCAGTGGCTCCAGCAATCACAATCATTAATAGTGATGTTTGTGCAGTTGCGGTGTCAGGTGCAACTCAAACTCAAATTCTTGGTATCTCTTTTGGAGCCACGATGACTGATAAGAATTGCGAAAGATTAAAATTAGCTCGTTCTACATATGACATGGGTATGAAAGTAGCAGCAGTTGCTATTATGTGTCAAGATGAAAGAGTATTTACAGCAATGATGAATGCTGGAACACCATGTCCAGTAGATGGTAAGATTGGCGAGCAAGCCAAATCAATCTGGGAAGCAAATCCAGACAGAATTCCGCAAAAAGTCAAGAGTAAAGACTAATGAGATTCTGGGGATTATTGCTTGTAGTATTGTCGGTGGTGCTTGTAACACCTAAAGCACACTCACAAATAGTGACAATTCCAATTCCAGGAAGTCCACTGTCACTAAATGTGATGGCCAATCCACAACCACTACAAAACATATACAATAATCCATCAGCAGTGCCTTATCAATTGTGGGATGATGGATGGGCAAATGTGCCATTACCATTCACGTTTCCATTCTTTGATAAAACATTCAATAACTCTACAATGTATAGTAATGGTGCTGTGCAGTTTGGACCACCAGTAACAGGATTTCCATCTAACAACACTTTCTGCTGTAGTGGTATTACGATTGATAGAAATACACCATCGGCATACAATTATAGCATTCTTATGATGCAAGACGATTTGTATGGAGCGACTGGAAACAATCACTATTCATTGGGTACATCAAACACAATGACCTATGGTTGGTATAATGTTGAACGATTGGGAATGCCTCAAAACAAAACCAGTTTTGAATTAAAGATTGATAGCACTGGTGGTATTGATATGCGTTGGACTGGTGCATTACTATCGTACAGTTCACCAGCAATTGGAGTAATTGGTGATGCATCCAAAGGAGAATTTGCTGTTCTTCAACAAGGTGGTCTAACAGCTAACACTTTCTCAATTCCAGGATTGACTCAGTGGACAACTGGACAGACTCCTGATATTATTATTGATCCATGCACAACCAATCCACTTTATGCACCATCATGTGCAGGTTATCAAGCAGCATACACTGAACAACAATGTTCTATCAATCCATTATATTCTACAACATGTTCAGGATATCAGGCTGCATATACTCAACAACAATGTTCTATTAATCCATTATATTCTATGACATGCTCTGGTTACCAACAAGCATATCACAGTCAACAATGTTCTCTTAATCCACTTTATTCTACCGACTGTCCTGGATATGCATCTGCGTATTTAAATCAGCAGTGCAGTATTAATGCTCTTTATTCTACAACTTGTTCTGGATATCAACAAGCATATCATGATCAACAATGTTCGATAAATCCTTTGCATGCTATTACTTGTTCTGGATATCAACAAGCATATCATGCTCAACAGTGCAGTATTAATGCTCTTTATTCTACAACTTGTTCTGGTTATGCTGAAGCATATAAAGCACAACAATGTTCATTAGATGGATTATACGACAGAACATGCCCAAACTATTCAACTGCTTATGCAACTAAAATGTTACTTGAACAACAAGGCACAGCAGGAACAGTAGCAACTGCAGGTACAGTGGCACGAAACGATCCTGCCAATCAACCTGTTTCTACAACAACTGCTTCAGCTACAGTTGGTTCTGATGGCGCAGTTGCTGTTGGTGTTTCAAAAACAGGTGATAGTAATGTGGACAAAGCAATTGCTCCTCCACCACCAAGCGCAAATTCTGCTACCGCACCTGCTGGCGCAGTTCAGTTAGCACCACCTCCACCTGCTCCACAACAACAAATGGCTCAGAATGAACCAAAGGGTGGTGGCGATAAACCTGAACCAAGAGGTGGAAATAAACAAGAGGATAAAAAAGATGATGCTCCGAAAGGCACTGGAGGCAGTTCTCCGTCACAGAATACTAATACTACTGCAGCATCATCTGATAAACCAGCAGCACCTACTGCTCGTCAGGCACTCCAAGAACGAAGAGAAGCTGCAGCAAAAGCAGCAGCAGTAGAACAAGGCAAAAATCTTGCCAACGAAATGGGTAAAGCTGACAACATGGAACAACAGAAACAAGTTCAAAATGTCGTAATCCAAGCAATGGGGTTTACACCTGGATTTGATACATACGGTAAAGCAATGCTACCAGATGTTGCAGGATATAAACCATACACAGTTTATAATAATCAGAGAAATGTTGAGAATCGTGCTACATTAAGAATGTTTGGTGGTACTGATTCAGTGCATCAACAAATGATTGAGTCTCAATATAAGAGGTAATTATGGAAACACAATTAGCATTAGTGGCTTATGTTTTAGCAGTTATATCTTTAGCAGTATCAGTATATGTTGCTTATCTCTTAAGTGAATTAAAAGATAGAATAACCCCACGAAAAGACAATCATATCCAACGACAACCTACAAAAGCACAGAAATTAAAAGGTCATTGGGACTAAGGAGTAAAAGATGTCAGAAGAAATTAAAGATGTCAATGCAAAGATTGACGAGGCAGAAGCTACAGTAAAAAAGTATGCCAGCAAAGATACTGTAATTAGTATCGGTGGTTATGAGTTTACTCCAGCTAAACTTATGGTAGCATTTACTTTAGTATCATCATTGCTTGGTGGTCTATATGGATGCTTCGAAGTTTATAAAGATTATATGGGTATGAAGAAAAAGATCGCTGAATATGTTACACCTGATCTTACTGAAATTTACAAAAAAATGGAAGTGTTAGATGCTAACACCAGTAAGATGGTTGAGTATACTGAATCTATTAAGGGTGATTTGAAGAATGATGTTCGCAGACTAGAAGGTGTAGTAGAAAATGTTGAAAGATCTAGTAAAACAGACCAGCGTTTGACAGATGCCACAGTTAAAGACATTAAGCGTGAGAACGATGCCACAGTTAAAGATATCAGAAGATACACTGATGAAACAATTAGAGATGTAAATCGTGAGATGGTAAAAAATCAAAAAGAAACAACAGCGGAAATCCGTGCGTTGAGAAGCGAAGTTGATATGAAGATTAAAAAAGCATTGGATAATCCTCTATCAAACTAGGAAAAGAGAAATGACAGAGCAAATTAAAGATGTAAATAAAAAGATTGATGAGTTAGAAGCAGGTGTTAAGAAATACGCCAGCAAAGATACAGTTATTAGCATTGGTGGATACGAATTTACTCCAGCTAAACTTATGATAGCTGCAACTATTGTGTCATCAATACTCGGTGGACTATACGGAGCATTTGAAGTCTATAAATCATATCAAGATATGAAGACTAAAATTGAAAAGTACGTAGCACCAGACTTAACAGAAATTGAAAAGAAGTTGGCGATTGTTGAAGAGAATTCTCAAAAGTCATCTGATTATACTCGTGATATCAAGAACGATCTTAAGAATGACATCCGTCGTCTAGAGGGAGTTGTTGAAAGTGTGGAAAGATCATCTAAACAATCTCAAAGAGAGACTGAGCAAGATGTTCGTAACTTACGAAAAGAAATAGATAGTAAGATCCAAAAAGCGTTAGATAATCCATTGGCAGGAAAATAATTATAAGGAATTTGCCATGAATGATAAAAAATTATTTAAATGGGTAATCATACTTCTTTTGTTACCACTTGGTTTGGCATATTTTGGCGGAGATCGTTTTAGATATCCATGTCAAGATCCAGACAATTGGGACAAAGAGATGTGTAAGATGCCTAGATGCGACGTAACTAGAACTTGTCCTGAACATATTTTTAAAGGACAAAGAGATCCTAGACTTGGTCCACCACCAACTAGAGTAGAACCAATGGGTGCAACACCAGCACCAACATGTCAACAACCAGCAGGAGCATGCAAATGAGTGAACAATTTATGTACACAGAAGACCAGTTGATGGCTCGACTAAGATTCTTTATTGGAATCTGTTTGGCACTAACATTGACTGGCATCGTTTTTGTGGTTTTATATTCAATTATTTTTGTGACACAACCACTAAACGCTATTAGTCCAATTGACCAAAAATTCTTTGAGTTGATTATTCCTATTGCAACTTTCTTGACTGGTACTTTGTCAGGCATTATGCTGGCTGGTAAAGATCCTGAAGCAAACAAAATGGCACTACAAGCAGCAAACAAAGGATGGGATAAACCACCAACACCATCTGCACCATCTTCTGGTGGTATGCCACCTCGTCCATCAATCGGTGGAATGGTAAGTGGACTTGCAGCAGGTGCAACTGGTTTTGGTATGAATGCAGGTTCACCAGTAATGACTAGAATGCCAGACTTAGAACCTGGAGATCCTACTCACAGAAATTTCCGTAATGATTAATCCCTTTGATGTATGGGTAAGAACCATGTTAGAACTATGGTTTTTACCCTATAAAATCATAGGAATGGCTTCCAAATAACCCTACAATCTGTAAGGTCATCCTAAACCCCTGTAAATACAGGGGTTTTTTCTTGTAAAAAGTGCTTGTCTTTAATTGCAAATTAGGGCATAATAGATG